AATAAATTAATATGAAAATTAAGATTGAATATATCATCCCCAGAATGGTAGTGAGCGAGACGATTGAGGTTGGAAAAATCCGCAACAATACCCTCAATAAAAAACAAAGCAGTCAGGTTGATGCGCTTTTAAAAAACATTCTCATGCCAAAGATGAAAAAGTTATTAGAATCAAAACCCAATAATGGACTTCAAATTAAAATCAAACATATATGAAAATCATATTCTACAGGCTAAAGCGCAAAGGTAACTTTTTTGTTGCTGAAAAGAGAAAAGTCAGAATGTATGTGTTTATGATACTGACATTCCCTTTAATGGTTTTTCTGATTTTACTCAGAATGCTTCATGACAGATACATCTCCATATTTCAGATATATGACAAAAAAATAGAAGTGCCATCTAAGGCATTTATTACAAACAAATCGCGCAAACAAATGTTAAAAACCTTAATAAAATAAAACTTATATGGAACATAAAGCACTATATGAACTTGGATTTGTGCCGGTTGAAAGATTCGTACACGACGAATTTGCTACGCTCAGATTTAGATACGGTAAAATGACCGTTGAGCTCACATACGATGAACTCACACAGCAGCTCCTTACGAGTGAGCTTACTATCGCAGAGCACTACGCCGAGCCAACTACTATCGAGCAGTTGACGCTGCTATATGCTGCGCTTAATCTTGAGTCGGCTAAGGTAGTTGTGCAGCGATTGAACATGTTGGAGCTGCTTATAAAATACTTTGAAAAAAACCAAGAACTGCAACTGGCAATGGACGGCAAACATCCACAGTTTAAAGAGACACTTGAAAATGAGGTTGAGTTCCCCAAGTATTGGAATAGGTACGTGCAGTTTTGCAACGAAAGTAAAAGAGAGCTGAGAGAATTAGCAATTAAAATAAAATCTGTATGAATTCGGTGCAAACCATACAGTATTTGGGCAGGCTTATTCCATTGCTTGAAGACTACCTGCTGATAGATGGCGATTTGCTAACGGAAGAGGAATGCTTAAGCATCGAAGAGGAAATAGAAGAGATGAGTAGAAGGCGCAATTGGCTTGTAAATAGAGAAATGTTTAACGAAATAGAAAAAGAACGCATAGCATGAAACTAAACATCGCAATAGAAATAAGCGAGGAGAAAGCTCGCAAAATGATAGAAGTCGCTGGTTATTCGGTCAAACTTGTTGAATACACCGATTGGCAAAAGGTGCATCACAACCGGCTTGAGCCACGCAATGTGAAAGCAGATATGGTGGAGATTGAAGGCAGGCATTATACCAAAGAAGACGCTTTGCATAAGCTCTATCACGACAGGATAGTAGAACACATTGTTAACCAAATAGAAAACGGGATATGAAACTTCGACAAGATTTAGAACACCTGCTTCGAGAGGCCGATGATGCTGAAATAGCTATTGTGGCTGAGTACTGCAAAAAGCGGCTAAAAAAGACCGCAAAGGATAGCCTTGTGGCATCGTTGAAACAAAAATGGTGTGAGGTGTATGAAGAGCTTACCGGCGGCGCGTGGTACTGGACAGGTAAAGATGCACAATCGGCCAAGCTGATAGCCGACAAAATAAAATCGAAGCTGCGCACCACTCCTGATGTGGTGCTAACCGACAGCCTTGTGGTAGAGTCGATGGAGGCTTATCTGAGAGCTACGTACAAGATGGGCAATAAGTTTTACTGCGACAATTTTTCGCTGTCGCTGCTCAATTCGCAATTTAATGTGATATATAATAAGCTAAAACATGGAACAAAAAACAACATCAGTAACGACTACAAACGTCGCATCCTTGACGACCTTAACGCCTAAGGCGCTGCACCAGAGCTACAGAGGTTTGCAAACCATTGAGCAAGCCATAGAGGTAGGAGCAGATCGCATAGGCGCATTAGTGCGGGCTTATAGCCCCGAAAAGGTGGCAGCCTTGCTGAAGCTTCAGTTGATAGAGCTTAATGAATTGCTTCAGCTCAACAAACCCCTCACAGAGCAGGCTATCGACCTGATAGCCGATGAGCTGATAACCAACTACAGCCAACTGACCATTGCCGATGTATATTTAGTCTTGCGCCGCGCACGCACAGGAGTTTATGGGCAGTTTTATGAATCGCTGAATATGCCCAAGGTAGTTGGGTGGTTTCGTGAATATTTTGATGAGCGATGCGATGTGTATGCAATGCGATCGCAGCGAGAGTCAGAACTGCACAAAGGCGGCGATGGCATGCGCTGGGCTGAAGACCGTGAAGCAGCACGCACCGATCAGCGACAGGCGATGATGCGCTACAACTACGAGCAAATGATGAGCCGAGGCAAAGAAGAATTAGGAAATGAAACCATTTAAAAACAATTTTAACATGATTAAAAGAGTATTGAAACAGTTGAAAGTTAGGCGATATAAACGCCAAGTGTGCAGGATGATAATGCGCACCAAAACCTTTGTGGTCTAACGGATATAGAACATACCAATGGCCATAATTTTAAATATAAAATACGGATGCTCAACATGCCGCATCAAAAAATTAGGCGGCGACTAATGGATAATGTATTAGTTTTGTATCGTAGGAAGTTAAAAGAATAGATTCTAACCTTAAAAACAATTATAATTATGAGAAACCTTTTAGTGATTGCTTTATTAGTGCTGAACTTATCAGCCATAAGCCAGATTAGTCTTGAAAAAACCTATACTATTGGCACGCTACATAGCGCAATGTTGGGTACGAGTTTTAAGTGGATTTATCATCATGGCGACATGAAGATAATGAATGAAAACTGGGTGGTAGAAAAAACCATCGGTACGAACTATTTTCCAAAAGCCCCAAAGGAAATAATAACGATGCAATGGGACTTGTTTGATGGCGATAATACCGATTTTGAGATCATGTACACATATTTAGATAATAGCAATTTAGTGCGCACCCGAATCATAGACGAAAACGGCACACAATTGTTTGACTGCTATGGAACTGCCAAAATAGTACGTACCAATAGTGGAGCAAAATTGGTAACTGTATCGGCATCATGGGTAACAGAGGTGTATTCGTTGCCGGGAACCTATGTGAATGTGCCAAAACCCGACAATCAGCCTAATGTGGAGTTAAGCGCATTTCCAAACCCTACTACCGGAATGTTGACAATAAGTAACCCAACCCAAGCGACCACCATGCTGGTTTATGATATGAATGGCAAGCAGGTGGACAAAGTGGCCTGCACAGGCCAACAGGTGGAATATGACGCCGGCAAACTACCTGAAGGGATGTATGTGTATATGTTTGAAGGAAGCGCCATAAGAGGCCGATTTTTAAAGCAGTAAAATAACGGCTACTTATAAGTTTGGGCTTTTATTAAACGAATAAATTAAATTTGAAACATGAAAATATATCACAAAATTAGAATCTGGTTAGCTATAAAAATTAAATGTTTGCGTTTATACCTACTAACAGAAAAAGAGCAGAAAAAATTGATTATGCTTGAATTTCGCTCACTGGCTTCGCTCTTTGGGTTTGACGCAAGCGATATGTCAGATGAAGATATTAAACAAAATGTCACTCACGCAGCAAAAGAAATGTCAAAAGCTGCTTTGTCTGCTTCTGAAGCAGGGGAAGCTCTCAAAAGGATGGTTTTAGCCGGACAGCTAACGTTGAAGCTATGACCAGTAAAGCATTACGGCAGGCGGGTCACACAACAACAATAAAACCCCCGTATTGCCTTTGGCGATACGGGGGTTTTTTGTTAAATAATTAATTTTAGTCAAATTAAGAAAATGATGTTGAATTTTGTAATAAAAAAGTAGTTAATTTGTGTATTGAAAGTAGCAGCGTTGTAATAACATAATATTTCATAATATGATAGACTTGATAAAGCAAATATTAGGCTCGCAAGCGGGCTCACTTGGATTTGTATTTGGAATAATGTTTTTAGGTGGATGGTTAATCCATTTTGTTACAAAAAAAACAACATTGATTGATTCGGATCATAATATGTTAAGAGAAACGAATAAACGTATTGAACAGAATTTTACTGAAGCCGCGTCGAAAATTGAACGTAATGTTGATGAAACAAGGCGAGACTTGGTTTATCTGAAGGGTACAATAGATATTTTAATAGCTGGATCAAAACCATTAACTCAGTCAAAAAGTCCTATTTCACTAACTGAATACGGACTTGAAATATCAGCTAAATTAAAAGCAGATGAGATTATAGCTAAGAATTGGGAAAAAATATTTAAGGTATTAGAGGAAAATATTTGCGATAAGAATGCGTATGATATACAAACCTATTGCATGGAAGCAGTTGCGGTAGAACCTGAAAAATTTTTCGATAAACAATCGCTTGACGGTATAAAACTTTATGCCTTTAAAGAGGGTAAATCTTTTCAATATTATTCGGGAGTATTTAGTGTATTGATAAGGGATAAATATTTACAAATTAAAAATATTGATATATCCGAAGTTGACGCAAACGACCCAAGTACAAAATAGTATATAGGGCACACAACAACAAAAAGAACCCCGACAGGATCCTGTCGGGGTTCTTTTTGTTGTTTATAGGAGACGCTTCACGAAGCGTCTGTACGGAGATTAGTCAATGATTTTGAACTCGCCCTTCAGGGGCTTGTGCACGATGGGCGGCAGCGGATCGGTCTGTGCTTTGGTGAGCACGAGGTCGAAATAGTAGCGGCCTTGGGGCAGGTTGGTATCGGAGCTGGAGAGCTCGAAAAGCACGATGCCAGAGGCAGGCTGCTCGATTGTTCCAGTGATAGTTTTGGCGGCTTCAGTTGCCTCCATGCTGCTAAAGATGAGCAATTGGGCGGTGAAGCCGTTAAGGTCGAAAGCTTCGCCTGAAGCTGAGGTAAGGGTTATGGTTCGGGCAACGGTAGTGCCGCGGCGGATGTCGTTCATGATATAGTAGCTTTAAGGGTTTGTACGTTGTTTATTTTAGCGGTGATGGACTCCTGGTCGGAGATGGTGGCTTTGATGGATTGGTTATTTACAATCTTCGCAGAAAGGGTTTGGCTATCATCCACCACGGCTTTAATTGAGACTGAATCTTGTATTTTGGCGGTTATAGACTGGTCGAGGAAGATTGGATCCGGATCCTCCACCACGCTCGAACTCCCCCTTACCAACTCAGCACCATCGGTTATAACTTCGGCCTCTTCGAATACCCCGTCAATATCCTGCTCAATGAGTATGTCATTCGATTCAGGGCGATATGTTGCACGTGCATTATTAATAATTTCGGTTTCTTCAATCAATGATGCTTCATGTTCGATTGAGCCCTCAGTCAGAAGCTCGTTAGAGATTACTTGTTTGCCAGATTTGAATAATCGAGAAAGTATGCGGCGAATTGAGAATTGAACAGGGGCTGGGTTGGGTTTAAGAGCGATAGCAAGATTTTGCTTATCCAGCACTGAGGTCAGTTTCACAATTTCTCTTTGGAAACCTTCTTTCTCAATCTCAATCGTAACATCATTAAAGACTGTTGTTTTACTATCTCCTGTAATTCCAGTCCAACTATAACCATCAGGGTTTGTTGAGTCATATTCAATAGTATAAATCAAAACATCAGTTTCAGGTATATCTCCATTACTATCTGTTTGAACTTCGTATTCATCAGGAGTGGACTTACTGTTAGATATTTTTACATCAGCATTTTCTATTGGGACGCCAGACTCGTCTACTACCTTAATATTAAATGTTTCGTGAAATTTGAATATAGCAACTGAATTAGCTGTTAATGGTCTTGATGCAGGATATTTAAAACTGACTCTTACTAATCCATTTGGTCTTTCAGGTGATGTTACGTGATAGCAATTAGTAGTAAAATCAATATCAAAAGTAGATACAAAAGAACTCTCCATTAGAATATCAAAGACAACACCATCATAATATCCAGACGTAACAGTTTCATTACTTTGAACTTGACTAAACTCACAATTTCTCATCTCCCAAGTTGCTGGATATTGTGCTGCTTGATTATGATATGTTGGGAATACTGTGCAGTTTATAAACTTCATATTCCTTAAGTAAAAACCACTTGAAGGAATATCACGAGGCATTTTTGATAAATTTGCTTTGATAGCGCTACTACCAATTATATTAAATCCATCTTTAGGATTATAAGAACCAGGCATATAAGTTCCACCATTACTGAAGTTAGTTCCTTGAGTTTTATTTAGCATGAAATTATTACCTGATACATTCATTCTTGAGTTGGTTAAATTGATTTCTACATTAACCCAAAAACTATATTGTATTCTCTGACAATCTATATTACAACCATAAAATCTTATATAATTTGCTTCCGAGTTTCCATAAGTTGCTACTATACCTTGATAAAAAACTAAGTTCTTATCAATAAATGTAGGTATATTACTATCTGACCAAGTAGTGCCACTTGCTTGTCTATCTTGAACTATGCTACCTCTAAGCATTAGTGTATTAAAACTTCTGTTGTAGGCGCTTTTTTGGTCTGTTGTCGCACCTACTTGATTATTATAACCAAAAGCGATTGACTTTCCTAAAATATCTGTTCTATCTTTTAAAGCATAGATTAAATGCGACCAAGTATTATAATCATTTGTGCTATCAATCCATATAAGAACAGCTGGAGCTTCTTTATCCATCCAATCAGGCAAATCATAAAATTTTATATTATTAGCTTGGTCTGTTGAAGTATAATGTTTTCTTAAAGCTATTTGTGGTTGGTTCATATTACAGCTAATAGTTGAACCTCCAGTAGCTCTCTCATAAAGATTAGAAGTTCTATGCTCAACTGCTCCAGTAGTAACAACAACAGCATCAAGGTATCTATATTTTGAACCATCAGCAGCAGTAGAGAAATAAACCTCTTTCATTCCCATATAATAATATGAACCACTCCACCTATGATGACCATAGGTTCTCCAGTTTATGCTTGGACTAGCTTCTGTTGGATACCATTCATCATCAATAGCTGGGTTATTCGTATTATTCCATTGAAAATAAGAACCATCAGCTCTAAGCATTGAGTAATAGTCCCACTTAAAATAAAATGTTGAATAAGCATTTGTTGGAAAATTAGAAGTATTAAGACCTGGTTCAGAAAACCATTTAGAAGCTCCGTCATCACTTACCCAAGTTGCTGTTATATCAAAGGTATTAGTCGTTACATTTGAGATAGTATAAACTCCTGTATAGTTAGTAGTTCCTCTAAGCCAAACACTATCTCCATTACTTAATCCGTGAGCTGAAGCAGTTACTGTTACAAGACCACTACCAGCATCAGCATAAGCAGTAACATCGCCACCATTATAATAAACCTCCATCTTAATACGATTATTAGTAGCATCAGTAGTTACTGAAACCTGTTCACTTGCTACACTTGGAGAGTTTCCATAATAAGGAGCATTAGCACCATCAGAGCTAAGCGAATTCCACCCTATAAAATAATAAGTGGCAGGAGAAAGAGATCCGCCGGGAACTGCCTCAACCCACAAATGAGGCCTATTAATCGTGAAAATATTTATAGCCATTTTTCGATATTGCTAATTTCAACAGTAAAATGGTGAATTTCAGATTCAAGCTTGTCAATTTCTTCTTGCTTTTTTTGATTAAACATATAAGCAGCCTCTAATAGATCACCCTGAAGGTTAGTGCAATCAATTAGTTTTTGCGAGCTTAAGATCGCTTCGTTGCCACTGATTATATCACGAAATCTATCACGTTGAGCAATTAATTCATCACGCTTCACAACTGATCCGTTGTAGAGAAATAATTCCGTATTTTCAATTCGTTCTATCATTTCTTAGTAATTTTAAGGTTTAACATTAATTCATTGGCCTCTTTGGAGACTGAGGAGTCTTCGAGTTTGATGCGATACTGCTCGATGAAGTCGCAAAGCTCTCCGTGGTTGTGGTCGGGGGTGGAGTTTTCGCGAATGGGTCGGGCGGTGGTGTCGGATCGGAAACGTGCCAGGGCGAAGTGCAGCAGGTCGCAAAGTTGGAGAATAGCCATTGGATCGGTATGCACCACATGAAAGTTGATACGGATGTCCGATTCCTGAGTGGTGTTGTTTTTTTGCGTCCAATTGTTGGGTAGGAGCTCAGGGAATACGGCCGGGGTTGGGAATGGTATTTCCTCTTCGATAAACTCCAGTTGGTTGTTCCATAAGTCGGAATGCAAGAATATGGGGTCAGTCTCACCTTCAGGAGTGAAGTTGAGGAGGTAGGTGATTAAGTCGGTAAGTAGTTTTGCTCTCATTGTATTTGTTTTGATGAGCCGCATGGCCATGCGGCTTTACGATTATCTTGTGGCTGAGTTAAGTTCACGGGAGATCATGCGTTTGATTTCGGCTTCGAGCATGGCAGATCGACCGGCAAAGCGGCGGCGTGGTATCTTTGAAGCAAGACGGCGACCGGCTTGGCCGCCCTCGTTATGAATTTGGGCATACTCCACATCGGAGGTGAATAGAATAGACTTGCCACTGAAGCGAGCCTTGATGGATCGGCGCAAACGGCCGGAGCGAATTAAGATAGCGCGGTTTGATGAGGTATATCTGCCTCCTTTTCCTCTTGCTTTTATTCTCTTACCAAGGAAAACGACACGTTTTTCTTGTTTGCGAGGCTTCCAAGGTTGAAAGCCCGAATCGGTGAAGCCTTGGTTCCTGAAGCTATTATCGAAGTGTTCAAGAGCCATAGTGCGCATATTTTGCGGGATGGTAGTAGCCATTCGGTTGCGGATATTAGCCGTAATTTGCTTGATGGTTAGGCCTTTTTGAATTATTTGCATAATTTATTTGCATTTTGGTTAAAAATGATATTATCTTTGCCCCACGTTGACGGAAGCAATTCCGTTGGCGTGCTACCACCGCCCAGCGGTGGTTTATTTTTTATACACCTTGAGTTCTTCATTAACAACATAATAGCATTCTTTATAATTTGTAAATTGAAAACCTGAATTGAAGCCAGCAAAAAGAATATCGTAATCAACCTCACCCTCTACCACCGCCACCGGAAAATGAGCTTTTTTTGAAGCTGCGTGCAGTATAACTTCCTTTGATGACCTATGAGTTACTTTTTTTACCAGCTTAATTTCGTATAGTTTTTTAGAATTAATATCTATAAAATCAGCTGTTTTTTTTGACTTACTTTCATCATTAAAAAGGATGGCAAATCCCTTTTTTGCGAAAGCATTTGCGGTTATTATTTCTGAATAGCCAGTGATTGGATTTAAATTATGATTTTTATGAAACGCATAAAATCCGCCTGATTCGGGAAAGAATTTTTTCAGTTTTTCAGGATACTCTTTCGTTGAAAGATTGTTGAAGTAATTTAGATTGCTCTTATAATTTGAACGATCTGGAATCATTGAAAGAATAATTGCTGCAATCTTCTTTTTATCAATACCAATAAAATAAGGATGATTTTTTGGAAAAACTAATCCGGACTTAGCCAGATTGGTACGGAACATGGGTTGAATTTCGACCGATGGGATTTTATCATCATCAGTTGCTTTTTTGGAAACAGTTTCAATAACGTTGCAACGGCAATTAAACCCGTTTGGAGGATAATGCACTGCCCAAAACTTGTCTTCCTTTGGTTTGGTGATACCATCGAGTGCGGCATGACTGTCTCTAACATTAGCATCGCCGGCGGTGGAATACTTAAGCATGGAGCCATTGGCAAAATCAACCCACTTGCTGGCCATTTGTCCACCTGCAATAGCAAGGTTGTACTCAGTTTTGAGCCATGTTTTATTGAATTTGATATTTAACTCCATGACCTTATTTCTAAAATCAGCGAATGTGCGAGGCTTGCCATTATCTAATAGCAGCGAAGTCATTTGTTTGAGCTGTTGAAAGTTTTTGGCTGCCGAAAATTGATACACATTATTTTCGAGGTTTTCGAGCATGCGCCAGTCGGGAGAATTGTAATCGACGTTGGTAAAGTCTTTGCCATAGCCAGTGAGCATACCCTGAAGGAGTTTGCCCGCGGTGAATTGAATCATGCCTTTATCGAAAGAGTGTTTGTTGCCGCCGTGTAGAGATTTGATAAGTTTGTTGACAATATCGTCAAGATCGTCAGTGTTTGGCTGTGCAAATACCTCATCGGCCAGTACTCCGCCGCAAGCGGGACAGGTTTGATTGTAGATAGCCGATAAGTTGATTTGCAGCGCCCCGGGAAATGGATTAACCAATCCGGGGCGACTCAAAAAAAATCGAAATGCTGTTTAGAGGGCAGTTGCTGCTGTTGAGCCTGTTTCATTCCCTTAACCGGCGCATTGTAGCGTTCGGCGAAGTATTTGGGATCAACATCGCAATAGGTTGCCAGGAATGTGTCGATAGCAAGCTGCTGTTCGGGGGAGTATTCGATACTCTCATCCCAGTCGAAGCGGTAACCGGATAAAGGGAAGCCATGAATATTAGTAAGAAAAGGGAAAAGCTTATTGTTGACCACATCGCGAATAAAATCCTTATCGGCCCAAAGTAAATTCTCCTGAATACGCTCATGCACCTCGCCTTGAGATTTGGAAGCGCCATTATCCATCGTCATCGTATTGCCCAGAATGCCTTTCGACATTTCTGAGTTGGCGCGCTCGATACGTTTGTCGTAAACATTAAAAGCATCGCCCTGTGAGCTGCCTATGATTTGCAAAGTAGTGCCTTCAGGGAATAAGCCCCAAGCGGCGCTGCCCATATTAGCCAACATGGATTTGATTTCGTTTTTGTCTTTGACGTCTCTTGAGTTGGTAGTACCGACACGGATAGGCATTCCGAATATCTCGCCAAACTTATCCCAAAAGGCGAACTGGTTTTTCTTTGAGATGGTTTGAGGACACATTTTCAGAAGCAGCCCAAGATTGTTGTGCTTTCCGATTGGAAGTACCCAATTTGAGAAAGGAGGTTTAGTGTAGTCAAAGCCTTTTTTCCATTCATCGCTCGCTTCACGAACAAACACATTATGCTCAGGAATGACATGTTCGCGAGGTAAAATTTCGACATGCGAAAACGAGAGTTTAGGGTCGGAGATTCGATTGCCAAACTGAATAAGGCTGTGGCCGTAAAAGACAGAATCGAGACTATAGCTGATAAAGTCTTTAAACCATTCAGCTTCGAGCAGCTCTGTTAGTTCCGGTTTCTCCTTGCCATTTTTATCCACCACTTTGAACCCCATAGCCATAGTTTCGCTCTTGCGATTGCCAATAGCACCTGTGAGATGCAAGTCGATCATAGCATCGTCGTAAATCAATAATAATTGATTGCGTTTTGGATTATCGACATCGATAGCCTGTTGCCAAGCGGTTCGCCATTTAGCCACATCTTTAGCAGTAAGCTGCTTGGTTTGAATTGCTAAGTCTATAATCATAGCCTGCACATCGCGGCGTGCCATAGCATCTCTGAAGTAAGCGTTGTTGTTTTCGTCCATAAGAATTACCAGTTATAAGAGTTAGGAGAATCGCTACCATATAGAATAGAGCCCGGATTATCGTCAGAAACGGCCAAAGTAGGTAGTGAAGGAGTGATTTTGCCGGCAGCCACTTGCTCAAGCCAACGAATGGCAGTTTCGTATCGAAGCTGGCGAATTTCCATACCCATTCGTTGAGGCAATTTTGCGAATAAGTGATATAGCGTAATATCGGCCAGATACATGACGATAGCCTGATTACGTTGAGAACCGGTTGCAGAAAATATAGCATCGGTGTCGAAGCGACCGTTTAGGTACGACTTCATTTGATCGATAGCCATAGCTTCAGACGAAGAGCGGAGCGAAGGTTCACAGTTTTGAACCACCTTAAGTTGATTGTCGTCGATGATGACGTTAAAATCTTCGATTGTAAGCATGATTAATAATTTGAATAAGGAGCTGAACGCTGACCAAGCTCCGGTTTAAAATTTTCGATACGAGTACGCTTTTGAATAAGATAAATAGCCCCTTCGTCGGCATCAGGAGCATCATCGGCCACACGGCTGCCTTTTTCAATAGCAAGAGTTTGCTCAATACCACGAAGCATATCAGGATCGTTTTGTTCGTCGATATTGTAGGTGACAAAACCACGTTCCCATAGAGGGCTGATAGCTTCGATGCGCTGGAACTTATCGGGCTTCTTGCGATGGTCGGGACGAATTGGTAATTGATAACCTCTAAGTTTGCCTTCAGCTTCAAATTCATCTAACAATATATCCTGATAAAATGAAGCTTCGATGTAGTAATCGCAAATTACACCTTCAGGAAGCGATTCGTGAAAGTCGTACCACCACTTGACCATTGAACTCACTGAAGCTTGACGAACGAAAGCTTTGATGTGATGGAGCTGAGAGCCTACTTTGCCCCAAACCTTAATAGCTTTATAGTCATTTTTGGTTGTACCTTTAAAGGAGGGGTCGCAGTAGGCAATCATGTGCTCATATTTTTTGAGTGAAAGCATTTTGCCCCACTTAATCCAGTCGTGTTTAAAAACTGCACCTTCAGACACAGGATTGTTCATGTATTCCTTTTGAAATCGGCGTTCGCCCATAAACTCCCGCACCTTTTGAATTTCTTCAATAGTGTATTTTTCGCTCCAGCTTGGCATGCCTTTTTTGTCGATAGCATTTACTTGGGTAACAAAAACATCAGGACGCTCGGCGATGCTTGAGAGAATGCAGAATTTTGCAATTTGGTTGCCAACGACAATAAAGCGACCACGCCACATATCCATAGTGCCACCTAATGCTTCGATACACCAGTCGGTTGCTTTGCGTACCCTCTTTTCGTTTTCCACCAATTCATCATCGTCGATATCGTCGATAACGATGTAGTCGGGACGTTTGCCGCGTTCCTTGATTCCCCGGGGAGACTGAGAGCGACCAACAGCCATAAACATGCAGCCATCTTGCGTGTGAAACTCTCCATCCTGCCAGTTGCCATGATTGAATTGAATGCCATAGTCGTGAATATAACGTTGATTATGGCCGAACTCTGCCTGAAGGTCACCAAGTAGCCTAATAGCGGCATCTTCAGATTTTGAGGCCAGCAGCATTACGTTGATTTGTCGAGGTTCCTGTATTTTGAGCCACATAGGAATTATCACTCCCATGTGGGTGGACTTTGCATGTCCACGAGCCCACTTGAATACTGCCTTTAAATTGCCAGTTGCAAGTATTTTATTTGCTGCTTGAATATGAAATCTTGCCGATGGTGTATTTGCAAAATGCGGGAAGTAATAGCTTACAAAAAAAGCATAATCGCGTTGAGCACGAGCGATGCGAGCTTGCTTTTCGCCCGGAGATTCACTGAAATTAACAACCGTTTTTTCTTGGATGTTTTTACAGTGTTCTTGCCATTTTTTGAAAGCTATATCAACGTTGCTCATTATCGGCTATTAGATTTGAGATTCTTTATAAAAAGGTTTCCAGTTAGGTTCGGCGCTGTCCATGTCGAACGTAAAAATACGTTTAGCTTGAGGATTGAGCTTGCGTGTATCGACATGAAGCCAACTCACATTGACCTCCATGCCACCAAGCCCAAGCGTTTTGAATCGGTGATAGACGAAGCTCTGTGCTTTAGGCAACCATCCGTTTGATTTGAAAATAACATCAGCGGCTTTGCGGCGCGTGTATGAGTGTTGACTACCCGGGGAGAAATAAGGGCTATTAGGAAATCTCACGCCCGACCACTGATCGATACGTTTAGCCTTCACTTCAGCAAGTGTTTTTTTGAGGTCGCCATTATGTTTCACATACACCTTCCACCAGTCGTTGATAGAAGCAGGCTCATTCATATAGTCGCGTATCTGCTGAAGAGCGCTAATCAAAACAAGGTCGAGAGCATTGGCTAATTGGTCTAATGAACCTTTGATACGATGATTATGATAAGTGACCACATCATAAAACTCGTCTAAATAGAAATTTTTAGTTAGTTGATATCTGTTCATGACTTATGAGATATTTTTTCGGTTATGTATAAATCCTGATACGTATTAATAGCTTTTGAAAGCTCGACAGTAAGTTTAGGATCGACAGGCATGCGAAGTTGCAGCCAATGATTGAATTGCATGAATACCTCAATATCATCGACTACGGTCGATTTTTTATCGAGCTTCTCAATGGCGTTAGCCATTTTAGCTAATTTATCACCTAAGCCATCGAGCTTCTCCGGATCGGTAGTTTCGATAAGCTCAGCAATTTTCGATAAAATCTTGTTGATTAGCTCCGGTTTGGTTACATTTTTAGCCGCTCTGATATTACGCCAGCCATTATCTTCGATCCAATTTTGGAGGGTTTTAGGCGTAATTCCTACCCGTTCGCAAATGTCTTTTTGCAAATGTCCGTTGAGGAACAGGATTTTAGCCAATTCCTTTTTTTGCAACATAGATTGTTTTACAGTCATAATAATTTAGATATTTGTGCAAATATCATAAGATAGACAGGGAGAAAAAAATGCACAAAATATAATAAACCGAGATACGTATATTATTTATAAAATATTGAATATTATATAATTACAATTTGTAAAGTGTAAAATTGTGGTTTTACTTTGCTGCTCAATTAAGTTAAACCCGATGTCGAAATTTAGACTAACAAACTCAAATCTTAATGTTGACGGTTTCCGAATCCTGACCGCAGGAGGCGACTTAACTCGTTTTAAGTCAAACCCAATATGTTTGTGGATGCATCGCCGCTATTATGACGATAAAGACCCGTTGCCGATTGGCAAATGGACCGAAATCGAAGTAAAAGGCGATGAGATATTAGCAGAGCCGGTTCTTGATACTAAAGACCCCTTCGCTGTAAAGATTCAAAGTAAGGTAGAGCAGGAAATCATTCGGATGGCCAGTGTAGGCATAAGAGTGATAGAAGTGAGCGACGATCCTAAGCATTTATTGCCCGGTCAAACCCGCCCCACGATTACCAAGTGGGAAATGGTGGAAGCGAGCCTTGTGGACATAGGCCGTCATAGTGAAGCGCTTCGACTTTACGATGAAAATTATGAGCCCATAACCGAAGAGATGAGTTTTAGTCTATTACCCAACATCGACAAAAAACAAGAGAATCAAAATTTAGTGAACATGAAAATCGTAGCCTTAAAACTCGGCTTAGCTGAGTCAGCCACAGAAGCTGAGATTCTGAACAAGATTGCCGAGATTCAAACTCAGGCAGCAAAAACTACGGAGCTGCAAAACAGCTTAAACACTGCTAACAATGCTTTGGCCGATATTGCAAAAAAGAACGCTGAGACACTTGTTGATGCGGCAGTAGCGGCAGGTAAAATCACAGCCGACAAAAAAGCCAGTTTTGTGAACATGGCCATGAGTAATTATGACGACACCAAAAACATTCTTGACACGATTGCGCCAGTGCAGAAACCGGGTAATATTATCCGCCAATCGGCAGGCTCAGCAGCACAAGATGAAGTGCCTAAAACCTTTGCTGACGTGCTGAAACTCGGAAGCGAAGGATTGGAGAAATTCAAAGCCGAAAATCCGGACGAGTACAAGAGATTGTACGCACTTGAGTATGGAGTGACCATTTAGTAATTAATTTTAATACAAAACAATGAAAGCAAAGTTTTTAGTAACGTTAGTGCTGTCGTTTTTCTTCAGCATGATTTTGGGAAGTGTAGTCGGATCGGCTACAGGATTTAGTCCGTTGGCGATTGGAGCGGGAGCGTTTACGCTGTCGTTTATACCTAATCAAGTACCAACCGGAAGTTTGGGTGCAGGTGTATTAGTGGAGGTATGGACAGGTGAGCTGATCAAAAAGCTTAGAGAGATGCCCACGTTTATGGCAAAAATTCCGGCACGAAACAATTTGGTTAATAATAACGTGATTCACATGGTTGATGTTGGAGCAGATCCCGGAGTGTTAATTAATAATACGACTTATCCCATAGCAGTAGCCAGCAGAACTGATTCGGACGTAGCCATTTCGCTACATAAGTTTGAGACTGAGAATACAAGCATCACGGATGATGAGTTATACAGCATCAGCTACGACAAGATAGGCAGTGTGATTAAGGTGCATAAGGAAGTGCTTAGCGAAGGCGAAGCCGATAAAGCGCTGCACAGCTTAGCACCAAGCACGAATTCGGCCAGCACGCCGGTGTTAGAAACCACAGGAGCAAGTAATGGCGAAACGCAGGCTCGAAAACGCATGACAATGGCCGATTTGCGCAAAATGAAAAAGCAATTTGACGACCTTAAAGTGCCAAAGATTAAAGGCGCACGAGTGGCTGTATTGTGTAATGAACATATAGCCGATCTGCTCGAGACAGAAGAGAAATTTGCACAGCAGTATAATATTGACACATCTAACGGTAAGATTCCATACATCTATGGATTTGAAATACATGAATATACCACAGCGCCGGTTTATAGTGTAGTTTCGACCGTATTGACCAAGAAAGCATTTGGAGCAGCAGCTGATGCGGCTAATGACCAAGTAGCCTCTGTATTTTTCTATGCCAACCGAACCTTTCAGGCTACTGGTGAAACCAAGATGTATTATAGTAAAGCCGAATCAGATCCTACAATGCGTCGCAGTGTAGTAGGCTTTCGCCAATGGCATATTGTGTTGCCAAAGAAATGGTTAGGATTTGGCGCAATAGTAGCGGCAAAAGTATCGTAATTCTCATATTGTGATTGTGGTTAGTGAAAAAACAGTTTCCTGAGTTGCAGATTAAAAACGGACTCAGGAGCTGTTTTAAAAACCATTTAAAGAGTTTTAAAATGAACGATAAATTACTATCATCAGCAGGCGGAACGATTTTAAGCATACTTGGCATGACCACGGGCATGATGAGTTATCAGAGCTTAGCTGAAGCCTTTGTGCTTGGACTGATTGGAGGATTAGCCGGTTACACGGTTAAGAAAATGATAGATAGTGTGAGCTCATTGTTGAAGAAAGCAAAACGCAAAGAGGATGAGTAAACTATTAAGTCTATTGACCAGCGGCACGCTGAAAGAAGCAGGCACGGCAATTACAGGTGTGTTAGACACCGTCATTACCAATGACGAGGAGCGTTTAGAAGCTAAGAAGCAGTTGATGGAAATCACGAGTAAGTTAGCCACTGACCTCACAGCTACACAATCAGACGTTATAAAAACCGAGATGACAGGCACCAATCTCCAGCGAAATTGGAGACCGATAGTTATGTTGCTCTTTGCCGGCATAGTAGTTTACGAATATTTTGTAGCGCCCATTTCGGGCTTACCCAAGTCTAATTTACCAGAAGCTTTTTGGAGTTTGTTGGAGATAGGTCTGGGAGGTTATGTGATAGGTCGATCTGTTGAAAAAATAACCAACAGTGTGAGTGAAAATTGGAGTACCATACCCAAAAAACGTAAAAATGAATAAAGAAGCATTAAGAGAAATTGCGCAAGACTACATGAAGCGACAATAAAGTTGAAAAAGGTGTAATGCCACAGAAGATGGCTCACTATTCCTGAACGTGAATCCGGCTAATAGCCATAAGAATACCGTTGGAGGCGAAGTGCATGAGTTCGGATTGGATATTGAAGCTGAAGCAAAAGCTCAAGCAGAAAAAGAAGCTGAAGCAAAAGCTCAAGCAGAAAAAGAAGCTGAAGCAAAAGCTCAAGCAGNANNAGANGNTGAANCAAAAAAGTTAACCCCAAAAAAGGAGGCAAATAATGTTACCAGATATTAGAATAGTAAAAGAATCGGGCTTAGGTCGTCGCACACCAAGTGCCGACATGGTGGTAGGATTGGTGATGGGAGGCATAGCCACCACAGCATACGCCACGCTTGGCACTACAGTTGAGCTTCGAGGCGTAAGCGATGCCAAGGCCTTAGGCTTTGATGCCGCTTATGACGAAACCAATAAAGTGTTGGTATATCACCACGTAGAGCGCATATTTGCTCGCAACAAAAGCGCAAAAGTATTTCTGAAGGTTGTAGCCCAAACCGTGACGTTAGCTGAAATGGCCGATGTGACGTTGACCCATGTAGCCGGGCTATTGCTTGACGCCAAAGGAGAAGTAGGAGTAGTTGGTATTGCTCTGAATCCGGCCAGTGGCTATTCGGAGACCCTTGAAACAGGACTGAATGCTGATGTGATAGCAGCTATACCGAAAGCACAGGCATTGGTAGAATCAGAGTTTACGAAGCATCGTCCGGTATTTATTGTGATTGAAGGCCGTCACTTTAATGGCACAGCAGCGGCAGCGCTTGACTTGCGCACCAAAGAAGCAGAAGGAGTAGCTGTGGTGATAGCCGCCGACTACAATGTAAGCCAATTAGAAATTGGAGGCACTAAGCCGTATCAGTATTATGCAGCCATCGGAGATGTGCTTGGGATGATAAGTGCGGCCAAAGTGAATGAGAATATTGGATGGGTGAGTAAATTTCCATTAACCGATACATCGTTAGGAATGTTTACGAAGTCAGCCTTGAGTAGCGGCTTGGCTATCGAAACTTATGAAGCCGATTATGCAACCCTTCACGATAAGGGATACATATATGCCAAACCCCATAACGGAAAAACGGGATATTACTTCAACAGCAGCCCAACATGTGCAGCCATTGATCAGGATGAAGCCTATATTGAAAATGCCAGGACACTGAACAAAGGTGCTAAGCTTATCCGGGCCAATACACTTGAGGCTTTAAACAGCCCTGTGCTATTAAACGAAGACGGCACTGTGCAAGCGGTGGTAATCGGAGCCTTAGAGGGATTGGCAGAAGAAGGATTGCAACAAATGCAACGCGATGGCGAAGTGAGCAATTTTGATGTATATATCAATCCGGAGGTTGTGTTTATGGAAAATGAGGAATCGTTGGAAGTAGAATACAGTTTGCAGCCGGTTGGTGTGTTAAGAGAGTTAAAAGGTAAAATCAAATTAGTAGCAAAAATCTAAGCGCATGAATCAAGTACCAATAATCAACGGACAGGCATACGATTGGGCATCGATAGATTTCCATTTGTTAGGAACAAAAGTGTTTGGAGTGACCGCCATTGAATACAGCGAAAAGCAGGATAAAGTGAATAACTATGGTAGCGGCACAGAGCCTACAAGCCGAGGCCGCGGCAAAGTAGAATATAGCGGCAAAATAACACTTGAAGAAAAAGAAGTTAGACGTGTGTTGGCGGCATTGCCAAAAGGTAAGAATCTACGCCACATTCCTCCATTCACGATTACAGTGAGTTATTTAGTAGGCACGCAACCGGTAACGGATAAAGTGCTTATGTGTGAATTTACGGGTCAGAGTATAAAAGCCAAAACAGGCGATACCAGTATTGAAAATGAGCTGGAGCTTGTTGTGGGTGGAATACAATGGGGACGATAAGAGTTCAAAGTTCAAAGTTTAAAGTTTAAAGTATAAAAGATTATGTCAAAGAACGAAAAAACAGTAGCGGATTTGTTGGCAGGTGGAGTGACACAGGCGCAAATAGCCGCATGGAAAAAGGAGCACGGAGACGTGTACCGTATATCGGTTCCCGGGGCCGACAATGATGGAGTAGCAACGGGATATTTCAAAAAGCCCAATTTAGCCATCATAGGAGCAGCAAGTAAATACGCCACAAGCGATCCGATGAAATTCGGTGAGATTGTGTTCAACGGATGTTGGCTTGGTGGAGATCCGGAGATGCAGCACGATGAAGAAACCAAAGCGAGCTGCATGGGTAAGCTTAGTGAGATGTTCAAGATCAGGGAGGCACAACTGGAAAAGTTGTAGAGGAATTCGGAATAGATGATCGCGACGAATTCGACACCTATCAGAAGGCCGATGCACTGATAAGAGCAAATTTTGGAGTTGACCCGGCAGGAATAGCTGAGGAAAAATGGGCTGAGCTTTTGCAGCAGGCAATCTGGTTGGAGAAATGGCGATTACGGATGCAGGCTAAGATGCTCAGCTCTTTGTTTGGGGGAAAAGGTTAAAGGTCGAGGTCGTTTTTGATAAGATTAGCAAAAAAAGCAATACCAAAAGCAACTCCCAGAATAATACCTATGATAGCACCAGCAATCTAAAAACATAGTTATAAGATTTAAAACGCAAAAGTAAACCAAATTAAACAATAAGTCAAGTGGCAGATTCAGGGTTAATATTTAAGATAGATGTAGCAGGTAATGCCTCGGTACACGATTNAAAAACTGAATGCCCAGTTTGATAAGTTTAGTAATATAACCAATAAGCTGCGATCGGTAGATATCGCGAGCCACATTAGCAATATAACCAATGCGGCTCAAGGGCTAAACGACTTAGGAGCGCCGGGGATAGCCTTTGAAGCCTCGATGGCCGATCTAAGTGCAATAACAGGGATAGCCGGTGAGGATTTGCAGCGTTTGGGCAAAACAGCCAGAGAAGTAGGTATAAGCACCGGATTAGGAGCTTCGCAATCAGTAGAAGCCTATAAGTTGCTTGCAAGCAATATTGATATAGCCACAATAGGAGGTATAGAAGGATTGCAGAAGCTGCAAAAGGAAACCATTACCCTTAGCAAAGCGGCTGGTGTGGATATGGCTACCAGTGCCAACACTATGGCGGCGGCCATCAATCAATTTGGCTATGACGCATCGGAAGCGGCCAGAGTGGTCAATGTATTAGGAGCAGGCGCGAAATTTGGGGCGGCAGAGATACCTGATTTAGCCATGAGTTTAAAGGTTGCCGGTACAACAGCTTCGCTTGCCGGAGTTGAAATAGAAGGAACGGTAGCTGCGTTAGAAGTTTTGAGCCAAAACGCTTTAAAAGGCAGTGAAGCAGGAACAGGGCTGCGGAATGTGTTGTTGGCATTACAAACCAAAGAGCTCCCCGGGGTAGATTTAAAAACACAAGGATTAAGCGGTGCGTTAGCGGCCTTAGGGCCTAAACTGAACGACACCACATTTTTGGCTGAGACCTTTGGAAAAGAGAATATATCAGCGGCTCAAATATTAATAAAGAACGCGGCAGCCGTTGAGGAAATGACCCAGAAAGTAACCGGCACCAATGTAGCTTATGAGCAAGCTGCAATAAAGAGCAAAACATGGGCAGAGCAGGTAGCGATATCACAAGCAAAGATTGACGATTGGAAGATAAGCATAATGAACGCCACCGGAGGCATGTTGCCGATGGCAGGTGTTATGGTGAATATGCTCGTTCCACTTGCTCAGATATACCCTATCGTATCTCTTGCCGGCAGAGGGTTAGGATGGATGAAAACACAGATATTTAGTTCAGAAAGCGCATTACGCACCAAATTGATACCATCGCTTGGTAAAGCGGCAACAAAAAGCTGGGAATTTGTTAAAGGTATAGCGGCAGCCACATGGAATGTAATGAAAGCGGGGGCTCAATTTGTTTGGGCAGGAATTAAAGCTATTGCCGGTTATGTGAGTGGCATTATTGGAGCTACGGTAGCCACATGGAGCTTTAATGCGGCACTGCTTGCTAATCCCATAGTATGGATAGGCTTAGCCGTAGCCGGATTAATCGTTGGCATTATAGCCATGATAAAGCATTGGGATAAGGTGAAAGAATGGTTTGATAAATTTAAGCCGGTTCTTAAGGCGGTATTTTGGCCATTTTTTCTTACGATCGAATTGCTGAAGAAAGTATGGGAGCAGGTAAAAGAACCTGTGATGAAGTTTTTCAACTGGATTGGAGATGTGTTTAAAAACCTTTGGGAAGGCTTTAAGCAACGCTTTATTGAGCCATTTATGAGTTTTTGGGAAGATGTGAAGGCGTGGTTTGGTTGGGCAGATAACGAAGAAAAGAAGCAAGCCAAAAGGGAAGGAAAAGAAGAACCGGAGCCAGAACCTGACCAACCGAAGATTCCTGATGGATTCGTACCGGGAGCGAATGGGTTGTTTTTGCAATCGATCACTGAAGGCGATAGCACACCAGCGGCAGCCAAGCCTATTGGCAGCGTTGAGCAATCGGTAACAGGCGGAGGCAATGATGTGAGAAACAATAATATCCGGATTGAAAATCTTATAAGAAATATCACCCTTCAGGTGACCAACTTGCAAGAAGGCACCAGCAAGGTAAAAGAAGAGCTTACCAAAGCATTGATTGGGGCAGTAAGAGACACCGAAATAGCATTAAGTTAAGGAATATGAATTATAGAATAAGCATAGCAGATTTAACGAAAAAAGCATTTGGGTTGGACTACCTACAACCCTACCGCGTTGTCGATACGACCATAGGTGAAGGTGAAGTTATTTTTACGACTAATGTTCTGCCTGATAGCGGAGAAATTGATATTAATGGAGCTCCCATTGTAGGATTACTCGGCAGGCCAGTTCAGATGAGTATTGAGTTTGGCGATGTTGAGTATCAGGGTCGAAAGTATAAAGGCATAAAGCTTCTTGATCCCATTATGGATATAACACAAGAAACTATCATTACCAAGACCAGTATTCCCGGAAGCGTGAATAAGGGAACCTATAAAGAATATATCACTAATGGGGATTATAATGTGAGTTTGCAGGGCTTAATCGTATCGAATACGGATGAAAAGCCGATTCAGGAGCTTAAAGCCTTTAACGAATATTTTAATTTACCAATCGCGCTGCCTGTGGCAAATAGCTATCTGAATGCGCTTGGAATATATTACTTGGTAAAAGTAAATAAAGGATTCCCTAATGTGAATGTGATATCGAATTGTCAACCATTTAGGCTTGATTTGATAAGCGACGAGCCAATAGAAGTGGAGGTGATGGAATGAAGCGGCCGTTAGTAGATATTGTCATAGGCAAATTAGTGTTTAGCTATGTTAATGAGCTTACGATTGAGAGCACATGGAAGGAGTTTACAGATACTGCTGCCATTCGACTACCACGCAATCTGAAGCTTCAGGAAAAAGAACTATTGAACCTGATGAAAGTAGGAGACCGCGTGGTGATTAAGTTGGGTTACGAAGGTGAAAGTATGAATACTGAGTTTATGGGTTATCTGACCGCAATAAAGCCCAATACACCACTTGAGCTTAGCTGCGAAGATGAGAGTTGGCAACTTAAGAAACAGCCAATAACCAAAACTTTTAAAAAAACCACCGTTCTTCAGATGATGAAAAGCTTGTTGGGATCTTATGAAATTATAGGGTTAGATTCCGAAATCAGCTCTATGGTAATAAGTAAATCGACACCGGCGCAGGTGCTGGAGCAATTGAAAGAAAGCTACGGATTGAATAGTTTCTTTAGGCTTGTAAATGATAAGCCTGTTTTGGTAATAGGAAAGCCCTATAGCGATCAATCGAGCGATTTTGAATATACGTTTGCTCAAGATATTTTGGCGCATAATTTAGAATTTAAGCGCAAAGAAGACATCAAGCTGAAGGTGATAGCCATAAGCAATAATCGGGATGGAAGTAAAATAGAAGTGCAAGTTGGCGATGCAGATGGCGAAGATCGAACGCTGAATTTTTATAACGTATCTAAGGCAACATTGACTGAACTCGCCACATTAGAAATTGACAAAATGAAATATGATGGCTATCGGGGAAGCATGACCGTAAGTGGTCAACATAAAGCAGTTCATGGAAGTGTAGTTAAATTAATTGACAATATATATCCTGAAAGAGGCGGACGGTTTTTCGCAGAAAAAACCACCATCAAATTCGGGAGCCAAGGATTTACAAGAGAACTAACCTTAGGACCCAAAGCATCATGAGTGAGATAAAAGAGTTGATACAAAAATTAATTAAGAAATCCGTACCAATGGTTGCGCGGGTTGGCTTGGTAACCTATGTTGATTTTGAGGAGCACAGTTGCGAAGTGGAGCTTACTGATGGAACGGAACTACCGGCAGTGAGATTGAGAGCTGTTATGAACGATAAAGCTGAAGGGTTGATAGTTTATCCAAAACTTGGAAGTTATGTGCTTGTATCGAGCATTGATAATAAATCAGAGCAATCGTATGTGGTGATGGCCAGTGAAGTTGATACCATTCTGTTTGACGAGGGTAAAAATGGCGGGTTAGTGAAAGTGGAAGAGTTGGTTAATCGGTTGAACAAATTGGAAGAACGGATGAACTCGCACCAGCATCTATATATAAATGCCGCCGGTGCACCTACCCCAACCACAATAGATTCTTTGACCAATAGCAAAATATTGCAAACCAAAGTAGCGGATTTGGAAAACGAAAAATTTAAACATTAAGCCATGATAGGATATACCAATATAGATGATGATTTAGTGATTATAGACGGAAGTTTTGATAAGTCGAATAGTACACAGCAGCGCATTCAGGATTTGCTTTTTAGCAGTCCGGGATATTATAAGCAAAGCCCATTGATAGGCGCAGACTTGAAAAGATATATCAATGCAAGTGCATCGACTGTAGAAATTGAAAGAAACGTAAGAATGAGCCTTGTGGCTGATTCAATCAAGGTTGACGACATAAAATGGATTGATGGCGAAATAGAAATAACAGTAGAGGATGAATAAAGTGAATATTGAAAACAACCAATCGGTTCTGGATATAGCCATACAAATATCCGGAGGAATAGAAGGAGTGATTTCTCTAATAGAATCGAACTCGAATTTAGCTATCGAAAGCAATCTTAGAGGCGGCATTGTATTGTCGCACGAGATTAATCCAACCAAGATTAGCAATTATATGGCCAAAAACAGCATAAAACCAGCAACGGCAGATGTATATAATGCGCCATATTATGATGGAGAATTTACCAATGATTTTACAAACGAATTTGAATAAACGATATGAAGTACACAACAGCAAATTTATTAACACAGATAAGCAATAGAATTACCAATGCGTTGGGAAAAATCAGCAAAACCGTATTAGGCGCGATGCTGAGCGATATGGCTGATAGTAGCGTAAAGCTGATTGGTAATGAAACAATTGAAGGGCAAAAAACCTTTTCAACATTTCCAATACTGCCTTTAGCTGACCCAACAGGAAGAGAACCTGTGAGTGCGGATTATTTAGCCAGCCGATTAAAGGGAGGGCTGCAAAAACAGATAGAAATAATACGAACCGAAGAAATTGTAGCAGGTGGATCGGCTATAATAGAGTGGGATAAAACCGTTGATAATTTAGTAATCAACTCCATACATGTATTTAGCTGTAGAAATAATCAAACCGGGGCAACGGTATTGGATGCTTGTGTGATAAGAATTGTTGAAAATCCAGCGCAGCCTTCAGGTTTGGATATTTTACATCGCGAAGATTGTGAGGTAAGCACTGTTGGCCTTTACGATGATCAGGCGAATAATGACGAGTTGAGCCTTTACTCGGCTAATAACTTATCAGAAAACGATTTGATAAGAATAGATAATGATGGAGTTGCAGACGATCAAACAGACTACTCGACCATTCAGTCGATTGCCGGTAGCGACCTCGTGTTGAATGAGCCGACAAACAATTTATACCCAATGAATAATTATGTCAGGGGGTGTAAAAAATTGAATTATAAAGGAGTGATAGTTTCGGATGAATTGCTGCAAATAGAGGTTACAAATACGGGCACTGATTGTACATTCGGATTGATTATTAATTATTCATTATTATAAAAATGGCACAAACAGTAAAAGAGTGGTATGATAGTATAGCTCAAGAAAAAGCATCGATGAGCGAACTGGCAGCTCTCGAGCCAAGCATCGACAATAGCAATACGCTATTAAGTGATTTAGGCACATCACGAGTGGACGACCACCGGTTATGGATGTGGGTAATGGCTGTACTGGCGTGGATGCTTGAAGTGCNATTTTGATAAGCATAAAGCCGAAACAGAAAGCATTATAGAACAAAGCCGTTTTGGTACTTTGCCCTGGTATAAAGAAACCGGATTGATGTATCAGCATGGCGACAGTTTGGTGTGGATTAATAATCAGTTTACCTATTCTCAAGAAAAAGATGAAGCAAAGCTTGTAAATTACGTTGCACCAAGCACATTGATGGACACCGTGGTACTGAAGGTTGCTAAGCAAAACAATAACAGACCAGAACCGCTAAGCGCATCGGAGCTGAATTCGTATAAAGCCTATTGGTCGAAGATGCAGCCACCGGGTCAGAATTTGCAAATTGTGAGCAATCCGGCAGATTTGATACGAATAGAGTTAAATATTTATTATGATGCCTTACTCCTATTGTCGGATGGTACATCCATTTTAACGGGTTTAAAGCCTGTTGAAACAGCAATTAATGACTATTTAAACAGTATTGAATTTAGTGGTGTATTTGATATGAACGAGATGATTGATAAGCTTCAATCGGCTGAAGGAGTAAAGAAGCCATACCCTGTTTTAGTTGAATTTAAACCTGAAGGCTCGTCCACATGGACTTCCATCACTACGTTTGCTGAGTCTTCAGCAGGATATTTCACCTTAGACCAACTGACGATTAATTATATTAGCTATGTTTAATATAGATTGGAATTATTTTGTACGCTTATTAATGCCACCGCATAAGCGTAAAACATTAAGACTTGCATGGTTGACACTGCTGAGCTATCCAATTCGACGATTAAGCAGTGAGTTGAATTCGTATAGAGTATCTACTGCATATATAGCAACCATGAGAGGCACGGTGATTTATCTTGAAAAATTACTTAACGATAAATTCAATAATGGAGCAAGCGGCATTTATATCAATCCATACAACACCAAAACATACATTTATGTAAGTAATAATAATTCCGGGGCGGTTGTTTATGTTGAAAACAATCCCAGTACTTCATTGCAACTGCCCGATGAGCAATTTTATATTAACCTGCCCGATTTTGAAATCTTAATACCATCAGGACTGGTTATAGACATTAATCAGCTTCGAGCTGAGTTGATGGTACATGTTTTCGCAACAAAGAGTTACACTATAAAATACTATTAAAATGAATAAATTAAACACAAATCATCCGGGGCTTAAGGTTCCATTCAATTGGGATGACTTAGCATGGATGCAGAATTCTTTATCTGAGGCAATCAAAGGAATATTAGTAGGATTAGTTCCAAATGGAGGCAGTGGATTTAAAATTAGCGGATGTAGCGTATCGGTTGTTAATAATAATTACACCGTAAGTGAAGGATGGATATTTCTGAACGGCGAAGTGGTATATGTTCCCGGTAATACAGTAGTGCCTTCAGTTGGAGAAAGCGTATTATTTACCATAGTGGAGAGCGATGATAGCAACGGCCTCAAAATAGGTTATGATAATTTAAATGTGGCTTCAAATGTTTCGATGTATAAAATAAGAATAGGCCGTTTATCTACCGGTGTTTCAAGTGGAAGTGATATGCTGTATGGAGCACCCTACTTTACCGATTTGATATCTGAGAATATCGGATGGAAAAGCGTTTTGAGTTCACTAAGCAGTATTAACCTGACCTATTCTCCGGCAATAACAGCCGACCAATCAATTACTAATATAGTTCATAGCAGTAACTATAAGATTATTGGGAAGCAGTTGTTCTTAAACATTAACCTTAAATTTGATGTTCCAGGTGCTAATCCAACATGGTATGATGTAAAATTACCGAACAATCAACAAGTAGGTTCAAGTTTTATGGCGTTAGGATTATTATCGAATTTTAACGGATCAGAAACATATATATGCAAATTGGGCATAAGTCCAACAGATAGCAGCTATATAAGATTTACGGTGCTTGCACAAAGTCTAAGTTTTACAAGCATCGCATTGAATTCTCAATTAATTATCAATTTAAACTAAATCAAAAATGAAGAGCAGTGTGACAACTAAAATTCATCTAAAAACACCAATTTCTTATTACGGAGGTAAACAGCAGATGTTAAAAATGATCCTCCCATTAATTCCAAGCCATAAAATATACACAGAGGCCTTTTTTGGTGGCGGAGCGTTGTTTTTTGCAAAGGAACCATCTGAAGTAGAAATCATAAACGATTTAAATTCGGAAGTGACAAATTTTTACAAAGTTTTAAAGACACATCCTAAAGAATTACACCAAAGGATCGAACAAACACTTCATTCGCGTAGAGAATACCAAGACGCGATGGTTATTTACGAAAACCCTCATCTTTTTAATGAGATTGAGAGGGCTTCTGCGTTTTATATTTTGACTAATCAAGGTTGGGGAAGCAAAATTGGTAGTTGGGGGTATAGTGTTCAGGACAACAAGTCAAGCTTAAAGTATTTCAATAAAAAGAATCAGTTAACTGATACTTATTCTGACAGACTAAATCTTGTCCAAATTGAAAATAATGATGCAATAAAAGTCATTAAATCAAGGGACACAACAGATACATTTCATTACCTTGATCCACCTTACCTTAATTGTAATCAAGGTCACTATTCAGGGTATAAATTAAGTGATTTTGAAAGTTTACTTAAAGCCTTAACGACATTAAAAGGTAAATTTTTAATGTCAAGTTATCCTGAAGATATATTAAATAAATATATCGAAGACAACGGTTGGTATCGTGTTTCCATTGTAATGTCAAAATCAATAAGCAACAAGATTGGAGCAAAAAAGGTAGAGGTATTAACAGCCAACTACCCAATTAAAATTGAAAGCCAACAGGTTGATGTGGCTTATAAAAATGCAGCATAAAAAAAGCCCTTAGGCTAAGTTGTCACACTTCCAATGAAAAAACCATCATCGGATAAGCCTAAGGGCGATATCTTAGATGATGGTTTGAAGGAAGTGTGACTTTGCAAAAGTAGGTAAAATATGTACATTTCGTTTTATATTTGTGCACTTTTCGATTTTGCGATTATATTAACTCGCCTCCCAATCGAACCATACTGGAATTGAAACACATTCCTGTTGTGAGTTTATATGAACCGAATGAAACTCCCAATCGAACCATACTGGAATTGAAACTCTGTGCAATTGCCTTTGACTGCTTATCAAATGCCATCTCCCAATCGAACCATACTGGAATTGAAACGACAATAGATAATATCCTTTTGAAAGTCCGTCTATTGCTCCCAATCGAACCATACTGGAATTGAAACATTCAATGTTGAGAGCCTAATGCGTGGTGACATGGCCTCCCAATCGAACCATACTGGAATTGAAACATGTTCATTTCGCTAATTTGTTTATCAGTTTAATAACCTCCCAATCGAACCATACTGGAATTGAAACTAATGAACGGTACAGTGCGGGTCTCTTGGTTGATAACTCCCAATCGAACCATACTGGAATTGAAACTGAATAAAATTACATTTTATTTACATTTGCTTATTGTCTCCCAATCGAACCATACTGGAATTGAAACTGTATTATTCATATAGATATAATCGGTTAATTGAGAACTCCCAATCGAACCATACTGGAATTGAAACATTGTAATGTTAAGGTAACTGCTTAATTTTGATGAAACTCCCAATCGAACCATACTGGAATTGAAACGTAATAATTCAAGAATAAGCTATGTGGGGCGCTATACTCCCAATCGAACCATACTGGAATTGAAACACAGAAAATCAAGGCGGCTTTTCTGGTACATACGGTCTCCCAATCGAACCATACTGGAATTGAAACAAGTGAAAAAATCAGCTGCAGCCATGAGCCTAGCACTCCCAATCGAACCATACTGGAATTGAAACTAATCCTAAGGCGTGTAAGTCATCAAAGGCACTCATTCTCCCAATCGAACCATACTGGAATTGAAACAATTCAAAGATTCCTTTTTGGGTTTGGTTATTAATTCTCCCAATCGAACCATACTGGAATTGAAACCGAACGGGACAGAGTACTCATAAACGAGTTTTTGTGTCTCCCAATCGAACCATACTGGAATTGAAACATATTTTTTGATAAAGGCCATTAAATCAAAATTTTGCTCCCAATCGAACCATACTGGAATTGAAACTCTTCAAGGCGAATATAATGCACTTGAAAATTGGAACTCCCAATCGAACCATACTGGAATTGAAACACCTTAACCCCACCAACCGCCGACATGCCGACTTATCTCCCAATCGAACCATACTGGAATTGAAACGCATTTCTTTTTCAGTAGGCCAGTAAAACATAGCAGACTCCCAATCGAACCATACTGGAATTGAAACATATCTACCTACAATGATTTAGTCGCTAGATATTCGCTCCCAATCGAACCATACTGGAATTGAAACGTGGAAATCACTTATCAATTGAACAATACTGGTAGCTCCCAATCGAACCATACTGGAATTGAAACGCCTTTTACCAACCGCCACAGCCAGTTTCAATCTTGCTCCCAATCGAACCATACTGGAATTGAAACATCACAACATTAATAAGTGGATATGATTTTGATAATACTCCCAATCGAACCATACTGGAATTGAAACTCCTAAATCATCCCATACAAAAGGCACTGATTTACTGCTCCCAATCGAACCATACTGGAATTGAAACAAAACTCAATACTGTCGAGGTAGCTATCAATGGCCTCCTCCCAATCGAACCATACTGGAATTGAAACTAAAAAGCTTGGAAGGTTGCTCTTAACGATATGTTCGCTCCCAATCGAACCATACTGGAATTGAAACGCCTTTTACCAACCGCCACAGCCAGTTTTAATCTTGGCTCCCAATCGAACCATACTGGAATTGAAACTCCACAAAGCCCTCAAGGCGAATGGTGAGGCCGCTGCTCCCAATCGAACCATACTGGAATTGAAACAGCACAAGACCGACAGAAGGCTCACCAGTACTGCGACTCCCAATCGAACCATACTGGAATTGAAACTTGCCTCCGGTGCCTATCTTGTCAATTTTACTGCGGTCTCCCAATCGAACCATACTGGAATTGAAACCTCTACAGCGTCTGGCCCGCCTACGTCGGTGCTGAGGCTCCCAATCGAACCATACTGGAATTGAAACAAGCCGCCAATCGGATTCGCAAAAACAAATTCATACGCTCCCAATCGAACCATACTGGAATTGAAACTTATAGAACGCTTCTAAATGCCCCGGGGTGAACTCTCTCCCAATCGAACCATACTGGAATTGAAACATACGTGTTTCCCGTGTTGGCAAACCACTGAATTAGACTCCCAATCGAACCATACTGGAATTGAAACTAACCTGCTACACTACACAATAGAAAAAATTCAGAAACTCCCAATCGAACCATACTGGAATTGAAACAGAGCTATTTATCAGCAAGCTTCTCGACAAAGATACCTCCCAATCGAACCATACTGGAATTGAAACAAGACTAAACGGATACAAAAGGATAAGAAGTCGGAACTCCCAATCGAACCATACTGGAATTGAAACAGCTTCAGCTCTATATGCTCGAAGATGCTCAAATCACTCCCAATCGAACCATACTGGAATTGAAACATGGAAATCTCCCGTCCGGATCTGAACAGCTCTATGCTCCCAATCGAACCATACTGGAATTGAAACTCTTGCAAGCATCACCAACCTCAAGGCTTATCCGGTCTCCCAATCGAACCATACTGGAATTGAAACATGCGTAAAGAAAGCCCGCATGATTGCGAAGCTCAACCTCCCAATCGAACCATACTGGAATTGAAACTTGCGTAAAATCCCCATAAGGTGATCCCTTTTCATTCTCCCAATCGAACCATACTGGAATTGAAACTTTGATATAAACCTTTCATAAAAAAATCTTTTGAATCTCCCAATCGAACCATACTGGAATTGAAACATAATCAGTTTATTATTGACTTTGTCGCGAATTGCGGCTCCCAATCGAACCATACTGGAATTGAAACATAGAACCGCGCACCAATAGCATTTTACCCCTCGATGCTCCCAATCGAACCATACTGGAATTGAAACATTTAGAAATAATTACTGATTTCACAATATGATTGACTCCCAATCGAACCATACTGGAATTGAAACATAAAGCGAAGCCGCTAAAGTCATAGTCAGCCGGTAACTCCCAATCGAACCATACTGGAATTGAAACATTGAAGCCACGCACAAAGTAGCAAACACGAATTCAACTCCCAATCGAACCATACTGGAATTGAAACGAGTTTGTAGCGTTGTATATGTCTTCAATTTTTATCCTCCCAATCGAACCATACTGGAATTGAAACCCCTTGATCTGAATTGGTATAAATGGCCGTTCAATCTCCCAATCGAACCATACTGGAATTGAAACTTTGGAACATGTTTTTATACACCACGCCCTTTTCTATCTCCCAATCGAACCATACTGGAATTGAAACATTTTTCAATTCGGTCGAGCAAGGCCTCTTGATCCACTCCCAATCGAACCATACTGGAATTGAAACTCGACCGGAGCTTCATATTATTTATGCATGGAGCCACTCCCAATCGAACCATACTGGAATTGAAACACTTCAAAAGTAAGTTTCCAAAAATTGGGTATTATCCTCCCAATCGAACCATACTGGAATTGAAACTGCGAAATCATCAACCGCCATCACAAAATCAACGTGCTCCCAATCGAACCATACTGGAATTGAAACACCGTAGGAGGCAAAGGAGGAGTTGGGCATGGCGAAACTCCCAATCGAACCATACTGGAATTGAAACATCGGTAAGCATGCAGGTGATTTGTATTTTCAATTCCTCCCAATCGAACCATACTGGAATTGAAACTGCGAAATCATCAACCGCCATCACAAAATCAACGTGGCTCCCAATCGAACCATACTGGAATTGAAACTAAGTTGGCGACATCAATAGATTGACAATATCTTGTCTCCCAATCGAACCATACTGGAATTGAAACAACAAAACCGGATCGCCCCTAAGCGTGGGATTCAGCTCCCAATCGAACCATACTGGAATTGAAACAAATTTTTAACTCACGTGGGCATTCCTTAGTTGCCAACTCCCAATCGAACCATACTGGAATTGAAACATAAGGAAAATATCTTTGATGCTATTTTTCAATTGTGCTCCCAATCGAACCATACTGGAATTGAAACTAGGCTCCTTGACCGGCTGCCGGGTATAGTTTGCCGCTCCCAATCGAACCATACTGGAATTGAAACAAAGCAGAATCAAGAAAATATCCAAATGGCCGGCACACTCCCAATCGAACCATACTGGAATTGAAACATGGATAGGGGTGGTGAAATGAAATTTTTTGCCAACTCCCAATCGAACCATACTGGAATTGAAACGAGCTTAAGCAAAAAGCCAATTCGCCATTTTTTGACACTCCCAATCGAACCATACTGGAATTGAAACTCATCATCGACATCAAGTCATATTCTTGAGCATGTGCTCCCAATCGAACCATACTGGAATTGAAACATGAAATTGATTTTGATGAAGAAGATTATGAATCTGCTCCCAATCGAACCATACTGGAATTGAAACTAATTATCTATTGTTTATTTATGTTATCAGAAAATGCTCCCAATCGAACCATACTGGAATTGAAACATTGTCAAGGATTATTTATTTGCACGTTATCGGCAACTCCCAATCGAACCATACTGGAATTGAAACGCTTTGATTGGTTGCATAAGTCAATTTGTACTCATTCTCCCAATCGAACCATACTGGAATTGAAACTTATAATCAGGCCATTCGAGTCTCGAGCGAAGGCTCTCCCAATCGAACCATACTGGAATTGAAACGTATGTTGGAAACGGAGAAAAAACAATGTGTATGCATCTCCCAATCGAACCATACTGGAATTGAAACAATATTTCCAAAACAAAGGTCCTCTAATTGGTCGTAACTCCCAATCGAACCATACTGGAATTGAAACATTGCAATTCTTCGCAGCGCAAATGGTTCTGAAATGCTCCCAATCGAACCATACTGGAATTGAAACTTGCTACAATGTTTGATTGGATAATTCATGTTTGATTCTCCCAATCGAACCATACTGGAATTGAAACTCGCTACATTCCTCCATTACGCTCTATCGGCGTCCAACTCCCAATCGAACCATACTGGAATTGAAACGATGCAATTTCTATCGCCTAAGATTCTGAACATGAGCTCCCAATCGAACCATACTGGAATTGAAACGATGCAATTTCTATCGCCTAAGATTCTGAACATGAGCCTCCCAATCGAACCATACTGGAATTGAAACGTTATAATCATGGAATAATGACGTGGGGAATAGTTCTCTCCCAATCGAACCATACTGGAATTGAAACATGACAATAATTGAGCGAGAAGAATCTCCAACGCTTCTCCCAATCGAACCATACTGGAATTGAAACACTTTGTAGATGCTCACTTTTTCGGTGAAAATCTTCTCCCAATCGAACCATACTGGAATTGAAACAAAAAACAAATTACTATGAAACAATTTGGATTTACTACTCCCAATCGAACCATACTGGAATTGAAACTATGGTAAAGTCGGCAGCCTAAATGCAGCGTGTATCACTCCCAATCGAACCATACTGGAATTGAAACCGCTAAAAAAACGCTTAGTGTGCCCGCCGAATCGCGCTCCCAATCGAACCATACTGGAATTGAAACTTGAGTGAGAGGGCTTAAACTTGCCCATGAGGAGCTGCTCCCAATCGAACCATACTGGAATTGAAACATGACAATAATAGAGCGCGAAGAATCCCCGACACAATCTCCCAATCGAACCATACTGGAATTGAAACCAAGATAATCAACGTCATTTCGTGTAAATAATTCGATCTCCCAATCGAACCATACTGGAATTGAAACCAACGAGGATAGCATACACATCAGCTATGTGGGTGGACTCCCAATCGAACCATACTGGAATTGAAACCCGGTGAGCATATAGTGTATAGCGAGTTCCCTAACCTCCCAATCGAACCATACTGGAATTGAAACCACGATTAAAATAGCTGCTAATATTTTCATAGGTTGCTCCCAATCGAACCATACTGGAATTGAAACTTTTTTGGTGGTGGAGCGGTGTATTTTGCCAAGCCACTCCCAATCGAACCATACTGGAATTGAAACTAGATACTTCGCTTTTTCATTTGTCCACGGTTCAATCTCCCAATCGAACCATACTGGAATTGAAACGTTATAATTATGGAATAATGACTTGGGGAATTGTTCCTCCCAATCGAACCATACTGGAATTGAAACTACGAACACATTGTGCCATATTTGAGCATCGTGCCGGCTCCCAATCGAACCATACTGGAATTGAAACTCTTTCGGGTGATGTTCTGGCGGTGTGTGGTGGCAGTCTCCCAATCGAACCATACTGGAATTGAAACACTGCAGACATGCCAGTGTGGCTTAGACTTCCATCTGCTCCCAATCGAACCATACTGGAATTGAAACCTGTGGAAAAGGGTAACATGGTGGTAGTCAGGACATTCTCCCAATCGAACCATACTGGAATTGAAACGTTGAAAGCAACATAATTAAAGATATAATAAAATGACTCCCAATCGAACCATACTGGAATTGAAACACGGGTCGTAGCGAAGCGGAGATGCTTAGCGCAGAACTCTCCCAATCGAACCATACTGGAATTGAAACATGTNNTTTGTTTGATAGTTATTTGTAAAAAATTCACTCCCAATCGAACCATACTGGAATTGAAACTATNATTGCAATTCTTGAAAAGGAATTTGTAAACAACTCCCAATCGAACCATACTGGAATTGAAACAGCCATAGAACGTGCGGGCTTACGGATAACAAACCATCTCCCAATCGAACCATACTGGAATTGAAACTTAGTTTTGTAGTATTTTCTAAGAAGTTTCACCTCCTCCCAATCGAACCATACTGGAATTGAAACTCTGATGCCACAAACAGTTTTTTCATCGGTCGTGCTCTCCCAATCGAACCATACTGGAATTGAAACAAGGAATTTAAAGGTACTTACGTGCCTGAGATCAACACTCCCAATCGAACCATACTGGAATTGAAACGCAGATATTATTTGTTTATATGAAAATATGTTTGCCTCTCCCAATCGAACCATACTGGAATTGAAACTTGAACACCATCCGCACACCTGAAGGTGTTCCAACGGCTCCCAATCGAACCATACTGGAATTGAAACCTTGTATTTTAGTCTTGAAATCATATTAGCATCATTCTCCCAATCGAACCATACTGGAATTGAAACTTGCAGGACTTTCCGCATTGGCATATAAGCTTTTTGCTCCCAATCGAACCATACTGGAATTGAAACAACAGTTGACCGCGTCACGCTCCCCGGAACAAATCACTCCCAATCGAACCATACTGGAATTGAAACGAGAAAATCCTCTTTTCTCTCGAATTGCTATAATGTCTCCCAATCGAACCATACTGGAATTGAAACTAGTTGTTTTGGTTTTAGATTTGATTCGATTTGAATCTCCCAATCGAACCATACTGGAATTGAAACTCCGTGAGTTTCAGATGCTTACCGATGTGGCGCATGCTCCCAATCGAACCATACTGGAATTGAAACTTATGACTGATTGAGCTAAGGGCCGTAACCACACCCTCTCCCAATCGAACCATACTGGAATTGAAACTTTGGAACATGTTTTTATACACCACGCCCTTTTCTATCTCCCAATCGAACCATACTGGAATTGAAACAACCTATTCGCATCTTATCGATGCCCAAGGCTCTTGCTCCCAATCGAACCATACTGGAATTGAAACGCGATAAAAGTCTTTTATTAAAGATTTTAGCTGCAGCTCCCAATCGAACCATACTGGAATTGAAACTTATGATTTGAACGCGATCCTTAAAAATTCTACAAAACTCCCAATCGAACCATACTGGAATTGAAACCCGAAACCGATTATTCTACCGAATCCTATTTCAGACTCCCAATCGAACCATACTGGAATTGAAACTGATTCAATTCTCGAACACAGGCAATGAAGATTATCCTCCCAATCGAACCATACTGGAATTGAAACCTGGATAAATCATCGCATCAACACTACGCCGGTTCGCTCCCAATCGAACCATACTGGAATTGAAACAAACAGAGTGCGATTGTGCACTTATAGGTATACATTCTCCCAATCGAACCATACTGGAATTGAAACTAAATGACCAAATATATTTTCTATGCCCCTGTACGACTCCCAATCGAACCATACTGGAATTGAAACAGTAATAACTTGACTTTATTTGAAAATTTGGTTATTAACTCCCAATCGAACCATACTGGAATTGAAACAACGGTTGTCAGAGAAATCAACGGTATCGTTGGCTTCTCCCAATCGAACCATACTGGAATTGAAACATAAAAATAAGATTAGTCGGCTTAATAAGGTCGATACTCCCAATCGAACCATACTGGAATTGAAACATATGTTTAAGAAAAAAATTAAAGCCTATTGCCTTTCTCCCAATCGAACCATACTGGAATTGAAACAGCAAACGGCGAACAATCACAAGGTCCTTTTCAAATCTCCCAATCGAACCATACTGGAATTGAAACCTCAAAGATGGCAGCATAGGCAAATACAAGTCGCCTCTCCCAATCGAACCATACTGGAATTGAAACCGATTATCGACACACCTTTAGTGACTATTACCCCCGCTCCCAATCGAACCATACTGGAATTGAAACACTTATGGTCTTAGCCGATTTAGGGCTAATCAAGTTTCTCCCAATCGAACCATACTGGAATTGAAACTGAAAAAACTTATATGGAAACTAAAGAAAAACCCTGCTCCCAATCGAACCATACTGGAATTGAAACGTAGAACTGTGTACCAGCAGCCAACGTTTCCACTTCCTCCCAATCGAACCATACTGGAATTGAAACTGAAGCATTAGCACAAGAGCTATTTATCAGCAAGCTTCTCCCAATCGAACCATACTGGAATTGAAACACGTCCAAATTCTAAATTATTGAGCTTGAATTTTTTCCTGACTTCCTAATTTTAACACCCAAAATGAAACAGGTCATTTAGTATTTTGTGTTCGTTGGTTAGTAATAGGTTTTTCTTAACTATCTCTTTTGTTGTCGGTGTAGTGATTTGTATCTGATATATGCTTTGTAATATTTCAATGACCTTTTCTGGGGACAAATCTGATTTCTTTTCTTTTAACTGACGTTCCAGCTCTTTATATACTTTGTATGCTAGTAAAAGTTAGGCAGATATGAGCTTCAATTCGTTTTTGCTTTCTATGAAAAACAGGTCTTATCTTTAAATCTGTTTTGGCTACCCTAAATGCTTTTTCAATTTGCCATAAGTGTTGGTAATTATCTAAAATCTCATTCTTTATTAAGCCTTGCATTAGTAACATATCCTTTGAGCCCATCCCATTTGGCATCCTGTTCATATTTTTCTTTATCGATGGTCACGTTTATCTTTCCATTCGAGTTTTTAAGATTATTTATTATAACCTCGATTATTAATGCTTGATTTG